CTCTATCGGACAACCGCACCGTTGGATATCCTCTTTTCTTGTGAATATGCTGCTTAAGCACAAGACCTTTTCGAGCGCCCTTGCGTGCGACCAGCCGAACAATTTCTGCATCTTCAGAGATGCCGTAGTTTTCCCACTCAGGGATTGGTGTAAGGTTTTTCATGCTCAAAGTATACGGCATAACTAAACTGCACGTTGATGTCCTTCTGGTTCATTTTTGGCCTCGCTCTCTGATAAGTTTGGCGATGTAGTCGCCAGTGAATAGCTGGTTCTCTTTTTCAAAAAAATCTGCAATCGCATTTCGCTCAACGTGCATTGCTCTGTGTGCGTAGCTGCGCATGTTGTCCTTGGTGTACTGAGCATTCAGGATGTCGTTTGCTCGTGGGATTCTTGGTAGTTGAATGCGTTTCATTATTTGTCCTGTCTGCGCAGCCATTCGGCCATTAAAAGTGCTTCGGCACGTCCGTTGTCCATCTTGCGTGCAAGTGGGGCTGTTGGCCAAAGTTGTCTTGCCATGTCGAGTGATTCGTTCTTGTCGGCGGTGAGGCCCATCTCCTTCTTCCACTTCTGTGGGGTGACCAACATCCATGGGCAGTTGATGCGCTCCATGATGGCGATGGCCATACCAAAGGCAATACCGAACTTGAATGAGCTGCTGACGCCTTGGCCGGGCATGCTATGCACCGACTCGATCACGCCTTGAATGTCTTGGCGATCCACGGCTTGGTTGATCTCTGCATGCACGTAGCGCGAGAGGATGTGCTTGCCGTTGTTGAGCATGTCACCGCATGACTGGTACTTGCCGTTGTGGTCAATCATGCCCCACGCGCCGCTGAAGCCGGGGTCAATTCCTAGGTAAAGTGTCATACGATTTTTTCTGTTTGAGTTTGAATTTGTCGCAGCGTTGCAAGATGAAACGAAGCGGGTGGGTGGGTCTGTCGTTCTTGAGGTAACCAAGGCACAAGCCGCCCATGTATCGGCTGCACTCGAAGCACACTCGTCGATCATCGTAGGGGTCACGATCACGCATCATCAAACGAGCTGCAAGGTCGTGAGCATCATCGTTGTTGAGGCCAGCTTCCATGAAGGCTGCTTTGCGGCGTACCCACCGCTTCTCTTCTTTGATCTCTTCGGGTGTCATGCTTCACCTCTTGCTCGAATTGCATCTTCCGCTTCTTCAAAACACATTACAGCATCTTCATCGCCAACTACCAACGCCTCGTCTGCCAATCTGCCACACACTTTTGCACACGCCTCACGCTCTTGGACTTTGGCCCTTGCTGCAATTGCACTAATGAATTTAGCCATAGGGTGATTGATTGGATATGCTGGCTCTAATCCAGCCTCTTCTCTCAACCAAGCAAGGTTTTTAATCAAATCATCTTGGGTCATGCTGTCAACCTTATGTCGTTTGGCTTTGCACGCCCCAAGATGATGTCTTGAATGCGCATCTCTGTCTTGCGATGGCAATGCACCATGGTGCGCTCGTCCAAGTTCTCAGTGAGGTATGCGTAGTCCTCCAAGACGCCACGCAGCAATTGAATGCCTGCGCCAGTCAAGCGCAATTGGCCACCAGACTTGTAACGCTCTGCCGTGGCCTTCAATGTCAACACGGCCTCTTCGATCATGTTGTCTTCGTCTTTGGCGAAGCCCATCTCGACCAGCGTCTCCATCATGTTGACGGCGTCCGACACGGCGATCCAATCTGCCTGTGTTGGCTTCTCTGCTGTCTCCAATGCAGCCAATCCGCTCCACATGCGAGTCAGTTGGTGGGTGCGTGCGCTCTCCTTCATTGGGCGCTCAGGGCTGGACATCATTACGTCCAACATGCTGTAGGTGAGCTTGTATTTCATAGAACCTCCGCTGCTTTCAGCTCGCCTGTCTCGCCGTCATAGGTGAGTTTTAAATTTGCGTTCATACGCTCCACGTTTATTACTCCAACGCCAGCGCCCATCATTGCCATCGCTCGATTGATGTTTCCTGATTTGAAATATGCAGTGACATCAGGCTTTGGATCTGGCTTAATGCGGTATTGAGCGTCAGGCCACCAATCAGGCATTCGGCAATCTAGCCATACGTTGTCTGACTTTGCTTGAATCTCAGCGCCATCAGCCCATGCTTTTATCAGCTCTGCGTGTACGTGTGGTGTTCTCATGACTTTGTCCTCAACATGATTTCTGCGTGTGCCCATGCACACTCGGCTGCTGTTTGGCGGAGTTCTTCAGCATCTTTTTTGCTTGCGTTGTGTTTGATGCACTGCGTCAAGATCATGTCCAAGAACACTGGCAAGGATGCAGCAGCAAATTGATGCAACTGCTGTTCACGCTCACGGCGTCGTTGTTTCCATTTGGTCATTTGCGTGCCTCCAGCATGGCGTCTGCAATCTCATAAGCCTTTTTTACAAGCCTTGAGATGTCCCACCCGAACTCTTCAATCAGTCCTTGCATCGCCTTGGCAGCAAAGTAGTCGCGCAGTGTCATACCGCCATCACGCAGCGATAGACCAGAGCCAGCATCATCTAGACATGGAAAGGCTTGACCGCCTGTTTCTTTTTCCATTTCGTTCTCCAGTTAAACCGGCTGATTGCCGTGGAGAAACTATAACACGAAATTAAAGAAAGGGATCGGGATGGAAGGGGAATCCAAAAATAATTTCGGCGTGTTGCCAAAAAACAACGTGGGTCCGGCCACCCCTTTTTGGGCCTTATTGACCCCTTAGATCCTTTCACCCAAAGACCCCCCTACCCCATGGACATGGAGTAGAGAGGGAAGGTGCTTCACCCCCGCGAACGGGATCATCATGTGACGGATTGGATACCGTCTACCCCTCGGCTTGATGATTCGACCAGCCGCACGGATTGTTCGGGAACTGCCCCCTAGCCCATGTGATTGATGATGGTGTCCAGTGCTGATCTCTGGATAGTTGCTTGTGCGAACTCCCCGCCGTTCTATGGGGGCCGTGGCCTGAATTGAACACATACGTGATCGAACTGTCCCGCAAAGCAATCTCATTCACCATCACCAATCACACGGTTGCATACCGTGTACGCTTTCCTTCCGCGCCACCACGATTGAGGTGCTTGCTATCGTGCGGAGTACGGATGCACCAGAAACAAAAAAGCCGTTTACAACTGCATTCGGGTTGCACCCCCTAGGAACCCCCAGAGGCCAGAACGCATGTGTAAACGGCTTTCGACGTGTTGTGTGCAACTACAACAGTTCAGAGTGTACTACAACAAATATCCTTTGTCTTGCATGAAATCAACAGGATGTCGCCAACTTTTTTGTGTGTTGCATAACTGACACAAAATTTGCAAATTTAATCGGTCATTTGACCCTCCAAGGGCCAATGGCATGATGTGGTCTACATGGTATTTGCTTTTTGTATCAACGCCACAACAAGCGCATTTGTAACCTTGTTGAGCGTGAATTTTTTTTATGTCTGAAGCTGTGTGCTTTCCATTTGAACCAGACATCTTTGCGCGTCTATGGCTTTCAGATGCCCTTCTTTTTAACGGGTTGGATTTGGCATACAAACTTGCTTTTTCTCTTAACAACTCAACATTTTTTTGGCGGTATTCTTGTGCCTTCAGTTTTAATTTTTCTTGATTTTTTTCTTTGTATGAAGCCATGTAATTTTTAATCTGCTCTTGATTATTGGCTCTGTATTCTTTCTTTTTCTCAAGAACGGATTGCCTGTTTTTGGCTTGATATTCTTTGGCTTTTATGTTTGCGCATACGCGGCAAACAGAATGCAGCCCATATAGACCACGCTCTGATTTGCGAAAATCATCAAATGATTTTTCATTTTTGCATGTGCTGCACTTTTTTAAGTTTGTATTTTGCATTTCTGATTCAACTCCATCAATTTTTGCGCAACATACAACGATCCAAATTTTTTCATGTCATCATTTGCATCATGGCCTAATACATGGCTCATAACGTATGGAAGTCCAGTTTGAATGGCTGATTTTTCGCCCGTTTCGCTCTGGTCGTTATCTGCATATATTCCAACTTTTCCAGATAAAGATGAAGCAATTTGCACAAGGTTTGAAGCGCTAAAACAACAAATAACAGAAGCATTTAATCCAACTATTTTTAATGCCGCCCTAACACTCAAGGCTGTAGCATAACCTTCAACTAAGATTTTGAAAAGGGCCGTTCTATCGCCCATGTACAGCACGGCATTCTTAGCACGCATGCCTGTGAGCATCTTCTTCTCCCACTTGCGTGCCTCACCGTCCCAATACACCTGCTGGTAGCCCTGCAAAGCGTTGGTGGCCACGTTGCGCATTGGGATCAACAAACGCTCTTCCAACACGAGCCCTTCCATCTCAGGGAAACCCTTCAATGC